AATCTTACCACCACGCTGTTGGTTAAACTTGTCCCAAAGGGAACTAACCCAGTCCGAGGCATCATCCTGACTTATTAAGCCGTTAAGCTCTGCTACTTTATCTGACATCTCGACCTCTGATGTGTTCTAAGGAATCTACAGTTAGTTGTGTGATGTTGAACAGCGTCTCGATGAACTGGTCAATAATTTCGTCAGCTAACACTTGCTGCTCTGGCTTCATACCGTTGCGAAGCTTTATTATCTGTGAGGATAGCTCGTACTTTGCCCGCTCAACCTCCACTTCATTTGGCATGATGCCTCCTAATGGGCCTTGTAACCACCAAAGCGGCTACCTCGTTGTTTGTTGTTACCTAACATCTCATCAAGGCCAACGCCTCTAAGAGCTTTAGGTGCTACAGCAATACCTACAGCAGATGCCAAGGTATCCTTTAAATCATCATGTGGTGGCCTAGCTAACACAAGCTCTTCTTCAAGCTGCGGAGTCCAACCACCCTCTCTATGCCACATCTTCAAACCTTCATACCTGTGACCAAGGGTTGCTTCAATACGCTCCTCCTTAGATCCCTCAGACTTAGTAGGTCTGTATTCTTCAATGGAGAGGGACATACCCTCGTCCTTAACGTGGTCTTTAATGGCGTTAACTATAACCTTCTGTGCAACACTCACCTCAGCCCTTAGTTTGCTTAAATGCCACTTAGAGTGAAGCTCAGCAATATGCTGGAAGTATACATAGGTTTTGTCTGTCTTAAATCTATCTATGTCCAAGACGTAGATACAACCGTCACAATCAATCCCTATTATCACAATAGCTGTGTAGTCAGCACTGTTACTAAGGGAGAATGCAAAATCAACTGCACCGTAGACATTAAGCTTCTTCCCGTTGTAAAACCAACGACCTTGATAGCTTAAATGTCTTGGGTTGTAATATTGGAATTTGTCTCTACTAATCCTGTCTTTTGAGCTATCGTTTGGGTTGTTATAGTATTGGGCGAAGAACTGTGTCTGGTCAGTGTACTCAGATTTAGTCCTACTCAACACCCTCTGATCCCAGCCGAAAGCTTTACCGTCCTCTCTAACAGCTCTGGGCCATAGGAACACACCATCTTCTTCAACAACGTGTTCATTAATCTCCCATACATTCTTCTTGTCTATCAGCAAGCCTTCATCATCGTAGTCATCATACACTTGCTCTTTCCAAACACTGTATATATCTTTTGGGTGATACCTTGTACCACAAGCCATTGTGAAGCCACCAGCATTCCTTATAGAGGTGAACTGACTGCTCTTCTTAGAGACACTCTCACGGCCATCTTCTGTGTAGGCATTCTCAGGAACCACCAAATCATCTGCTAGGATTATGTCAGCGTGCCACCCAGTTGTTGTAGTTGTTAGTCCTGCTGTAGCTATGGTGGAGTCTCGTATACGCTCCTCAACCCTCTTAGTGTGATCTATAGCCAGCTTATTAACGCTCCACTTCTCACGCTTACCTTCCTGTGGGTGTATGTATTCAGGGAAGAACCTCCTGTATGTAGAAGATCCTAGCATGTTCTGTATGTCATATAGCTGCAATTGAGCAAGTTCCGCTGTAGCAGATACATAGAGCATTGTAACTTCTGGGTGCCTAGTTATTACCCAAGAAGCCCAAGTTGCTACGCAATGCGACTTGAGATGGCCCCTTGGGAGCATTATTAGCTTGTTATCTGTAAGTCCATTACCTTGCCCATATAGCGAGTATCCCTGCATCCACCTAAAGATTGAGTCATGTATAGACCCGTATAGGTACCCAGGGTTCACTAGGCGAGCAAAGAAGGGGAGATCTACTAAAGCCCTCTCCCTAATCTCTTTGGCAGCTTCAGGCATTCTGTCTATTCTGTCATACGCTTCAGCTAACCACTGTTCCATAGTATTACTCCGACATCACTCTAACTATTGTAAATAGTAAGTTTGCTTTTACTCTCTCTTCTAAGGTAAGCTCGTTAGCTAGTATTGTAGATGTCATCATCACCTTACAGTCAACTGAGCCTCGTATCCACCCTCGGTCAATCATGTAAGAACGCCAAGCTGAGTGTATCTTATCTTCGCCTATTGTACTCATTACGTGTATGGCTGACCTAACTTGGTGTGTTGCAGTATCTTTATCGACTTTCAATAAGCCATCCCAAGGTACTTGTGTTTGGCTACCCAAACTTATGCAGAAAGATCTGTAAGCCTCGTACCACACTTCAGCTATCTCTGTATCTTGCTTATGCGACATCACTCCTACCTCTTATCTTTCATTCTGATGACATCAGCTCCAAACTCTTCATTCAGCCGCTTATTCATTCTCTCCTCATGATCTGTCTGATCCTTAGTGGGCCTACCAACTTCTCTCTTACCCCAGCCCTTATCAGCCAACCACTTTAAAGCTTGAAACCCCCGCTCTTCAGCCGATAGGTCAATAATGTCCTTAACAGCTTGTCCACGTAGCTTAAGCTCAAGTTCTTCACGCCAATCCTTGATATGCTCTGCAAGCTGCTTGTTATTGCATAGCCGTTTCCAATGATCCCAACCAAGTAGATGTGTATTAGCAAAATCATATTCAATAATATCCTCGGCTGATAAATAAAGTCGTTTGAGGCTAATGAAAGTTTTGCCTTTGGCTGTGTGATCTTGACTCTTCAAAGTGAACATGGCTACATCATAGTTGTACCCCATTTCAAGGAAAAGGCTCTGTGTCCTCATCCCACCTTTGTCATCTGTCATCAATTTCTTGTCTACTCTCTTTTCCACTGTCATAAGTCACCTCGTAATATATAGTAGGACACCCCTGTAAGTACTTTGCCAATTGAGCCTACCTATAAGCCTCTTAAGAGGCTTATAGGGCCCTAGAGGAGGGGATGTACTAGGGAATAGACAGCTCCTCTCCAGCGGCCTCTCAGGAGCTTGTAGCCCTAGTGTCGCCTACATCACACCAATATAGACCAATCCTAGGACATATCCTCAATATAGCTAGAAGCTCCTGTAAGCTCCTCTGAGAGCTTTTAAGGAAATACCTAAGCTACCCTACCACCTATTATAGGAAAACTCCTCAGGAGCTCTCTCAGGCTCTCCTACACATTATACTCAGGAGCTCCCTCAGCATCTACTAGTGGCTTCTCAGAAAAGGGCCTATTTAATCACCTAGGGGCGGCTAAGCTCAGGGAATGCTTAAGCTGAGGAGGACATCCCCCATAGGGGCTAATTTCTGCGAGAAAATATTTAGTGGCTATACAGCATATATGTACACCCCTTACCCCCTCTGGGCCCCCAAGGAGCTTTCCTAGGAATATTCCCAAGGAGCTTCCCTCACCCCCAAGGATTTGTCTGGGAGCTGCTCAGGTATATGCTCAGGGCTTTCCTCAGCAAGCTTAAGGAGAAGGGAAGGGGAGGAGGGGAGGGAAGGGGCTTTACCCTAATGGTATTCCCTACACCCTAATGGTATTCCCTACACCCTAATGGTATTCCCTACACATACCCTTTGTATATTCTCCTTGTGTTTCCTCGTAAGCTACTCGCCCCCTTGTAAGCTTAAAGGAGCTTCTCAGTATTACCTAAGGCAATGTCCCAAGGAGCTTATGTAAGTTGCTAAGGCCAACACCTAAGGATTTGCTGGTAGCTCTTGATGCTAGCTGCTGTATATCACCTATAAGCTTGCAGCACTAGGGTTGTGCTCTTGATCCACTCTTGATTACCTTTATTTCACTTTATTTGTAATAGTCCTTGCTTTCTTGTCTGGCTGTGTTAAGCTTTAGTTATTGATCAACACAACAGCCGAAAGGGGAACAACATAATGTCTTATACAAAAGCAGAAGCAGCAAAAGAAATGAGGGAAGTAGCGCGAGAAGTTGGACTTACATTTAAAAAAATGGAGTCAATGACTATTAACAATCGTCCAGCATATAAGTTTGTTACTCGAGGGGTTGGGGAAATGGTATTGGGCGAGTGTACATTTTGGGTGGCATACGAGAACGTATGCAGTGGGTATGTATCAAGTTGGGATGGTAATCGATTCACAATGAGCCTGTAGTACTATCAGTAACTAAGACAACAACCAAGAGGAACTACCTAATGAGGAATG